CTCTGCTGTTCCTATAATAGCATTACCATTATCAGCATATCCAGTTGGAAGTCCAGTTATATTATATGTAGCTGTATCTCCTGCTGCTTTGTATATGATATTGATTGCACTTTGTTCTTGAACATTATATGTAATGTTTGTGAATGTAGGTAGATATCCTGAATCAGCTCCAGTCTCTTGTTCGTTCCATACCACATTGGTTGAATTACCATACACACCACCTTGAGGTGCTGCTGTTCCAACGTGAGTTGAATTGGTAGTATTCATATACCATGTAGTGTTAGTTGGATCATCCAAGAATGTATGAGTATGGAATGTTCCTGCTCCACCTTCTTTAATGTCAATTGCAATAGCTTCTGCTTCAGTCTTAAACATTGGGTAATAGAATACTCCGTCTGGAGATTCGATGTACCACCATTCACTTATTTCTAAAACTGGATCACTATCATCAGCTAAATCAAATTTAGCTAAGCCTGGAATGTTATTCAAGTTACTACCTGAAGCCCCAACGTATACATGTACAGGTGAACCATCAAGAGGCCCAACTAAAGTTGCAATCAATTCATTGTTCGATTCACTAAACAACTTAATGATGTTACTATCTGTGTACTTTAAAGAAACTAAACCTACACCAACATTAGTTACACCATACATTCCGCCATTAGCAGAATCATATAAAGATGCACTAGTATTGTAAGTCCATTCAGCATCAGCATAAGCATTTAGCTTTTCTCCAGTGCTGTAAATGAGCATACTATCAATAAAGTTTCTTGCTCCACCTTGTCCAGTTGAAGTTCCAGTATAGCCTATTCCAAAGCCTTCATTACTACCATCGTAAGATAAGTTTAAAGTTATCTTTTGTCCTGGTGAGATACTCATATTAGATTTGATAACACTATTGTTTTCAATTCCATCTATCCACTCATTATCTTCTGAAGAATCTTCGTCAGCTACAAAAGTCCATTGTTGTGTTCTTTCTTGCATGATTGGAAACTTAGCTGGAGCAGAATTAGACCACCATCCAGCAAACTGTAACATAAATGTTTCAGTAGTTTGTGGGATATTACTCTTAGCTATTACTACGTTATTTCCTCCTGTCACATCTATAAAGTAGATATGCTTGTCTGTTCCATAACGTACTGCTATTACAGTTTGATTAGTGTAATCATACTTATCAGGATATCTTGTATCATAATCAGTTCCTGATACAGCATATACTTTAGAGTTATTAACTCCAAATCTTATACCAAACTCCCAATTTGTACTTACAAATGAAGTAACGTGATTAGTTGCTGCTTCAGCTCCAGACCATTTACCTAAGATAATGTCTCCTGGAGAATCAGCAGTGAATATGAATTCACGTCCTTGCTCTAAAGCATTACCATTATATAAAGGCATTCTACTGGAAGTGTAATTTGTCATTACAGGTCCAGTTATTAAGGAACCAGCATTAGCTCCATAAGAGTAATACCAAGCATCAGCTTGAGCTGGTAAAGATCCACCTTCACTTTCGTCTCCATTAATTCCTACTTCAGATACTAAAAATGATTTGTAATCTACTAAATTCATAGTAAATGCTCCATTCATATTTACAGCCATAGAGTTAGCGTCTGTTCCTGTTAGCACTCCATTAATATAAACACTACCAAATGCCAATCCTCTTAATTGAATTTTGTTTGAATTTGCTTGCAATATGTTCACTTTACTGTGGCAGTCTAATTCTGCTACTAATTCATTTATAGCATAAGTGTTAATTACGTTACCGCCTACTCCTTCTCGCAATGATACAGACTGCTTTAATGTGTCAAGAACAATATCAACTGAAGGAACTTGCATTACGTGATTACTAAAAGGAAGCTCACTGTAATATCCAGCTAAAGGATCTTTTACAGCTTTTACTCCAATAGACTGGTAAGAGTTGTCTCCTAAAGATAATCTTAAATTACTTATATCTACTTCACTTAAATCAATAGCGTAGTCTTGTCCTATAAATCCTACATCATCCACTTTAATAATGTTCTTAGGATTGTCAGTTAAGTTACCTACTGCAGATGTAATTAGGAATCCAATCTTCTCAGTGTTAGAACCTAATCCCGTATAGTGTACTTGTGTGTCTAATATCTCTGCTATAAATCTAAAAGCAGGGTTATAAGTTATGCTAGTACCTAACAAGTTGTAAGCATCATTAATTTGAATAGATGCTTTAGCATCTCCTGAATTACCAATACCATTAAAGTTGCTTCTGTTGTTGTCATACAAAGAAGAGTCTCTTAAAGTAATATTAGCAGAACCCCAAGCACAAAAACCTGCATTCCAGTTACCACTAATGTCATTAGAAGAAAATTTATTATTAATACCTCCAATAGCTAATAAACCATTGTTAGCGTTATAAGAAGAAACATTCATCATTACAGTAACATTCTGACATCCACCTAATGAACCTACAGATAAGTATATACCTGATTCAATATTTTGTGTAGATTGATTTCTAGTAATTACACCAGCGCCACCAACACCACAATCAGAAACTCTAATACCTCTAAGGTTTTTAGATACTGTATTAGCAGTAATAAGAAGTTGTGTTGCTTCTTCTATTCTCATAGCCCCACCATTAGAAGCGTTAGGTCCTGCATAAAATGATTGAAGGCCTGCAGAATCAGAATCATATCCTAACAACGCTGTAGCTGTAGATGGAAGTATAGTATTTAAAGCTAAACCATTCCAACCATTAAGTGTAAAAATACAGTCATCAATTTCAACCTTAGCAGTCTTTTGTATGTATAGTGCATATCCACCTGCATTCATAAATGTAATGTTCTTAAATTTAAACTCCTTGGTATTATCAGTACCAGTAAATCTCATTAAGTTAGCATTAGTAGAATCGTAGTTAGTATACTTGATGACAGCGTCATCTGCTCCGTAAAAGAATAATGATTTATCAGAAGGAAGAGTTATTTCAGATGCAATCTCAAATGTACCTTCTAAGTAAATAGAATCATTGTCATTTGCAGACCCTATTGCTGTAGTTAAATCCGAATAAGGATATAGAACTGAACCATCTTGTACTGCACCTAAATATCCTGCCTTAACATATATGTCATGAATTTTTAATGCAGAGTTTTTGATATCTGATTGCGTAGCGTTTGCTTCAGCTATATGATCATAACTAGTACCATTAAATACTAATATATCTCCAGTTTCATATCCTCCGCCTGCTGCACTAACTCTATAAAAATCTCCTAGCACATCTGTTCCAGTTGGAAGGGTAGGAGAAGAAGTTGCGCCATTGTAAGCTCCCTTGTAAGTTGATCCGCTTAATAAAGCATCTACATCTGTCTTAAGTGCAATCTCCTCATCTTCAAAAAATCTATTCAATACATTTGTTTGATATCTTACCGGTAAAGCATCACCTTCACATACATTAAGTATACCTTCAATAGTCTCTTGATTACCAACTACACTTACTTTATATATTGTAGCTCTTAATGTAGTGCCAGTTTCAATATCTAATGGGTGTTCAAAATACCAAGTAATGTCTTCGTTAACTGCTATACCGTTATGCTCTAAAAATTGAACATATACAGAAATGTCATTTACAGTTATTTCATACTTTAATTGTTGACTAGCTGGAACAGCCTCTGCAGATCTTGTAGTAATTCCTACTCCACTAATATTAAATGGAAAGAAGTTAGCACCATCATAAGGTATTGCTGTGTCATTTACTGGCACGCCACCTAAAGGAATACTTTGAAAATCTCCAAAGATTCTACTCTTAGGTTTTGTTACTCCTGCTCCTGGAAGCTGATTGCCTGCTACTGATTGATCTAATACTTCTCCAAATACTGGATAAGAATTTGCTTTGTTGTCAAGATCTTCAAAATATATATTTGAATTACCTGAAGCCATTTTGTGCTTATTTCCTAAGAAGAAACCACTCTTATCTACTTGAATATCTTTTTGGGCAATCAGTCTATCTAAGATAGGGTCATACTCAAAGTATTCAGTTACAATTGGTTTTGAAATTTGCTCATTTACGTAAGCAAGTACAGCGTCACGATCCATATTATACGGAGCATCAACTAGATTTTCACCAGCCTCATTCTGTATTCTATTTATGTTTAGCTTACCAAAAAAGACTCTGTACTCTGTAGTAGAACCTCTTTTAAATACTCTGTTAGATTTTATTATAATCCTGTTTGTTATAGTAGGATGCAGCTCTGCAGTCAAAGAACCTATTTCTTTGTCTCGAACTCTTGAACCTTCAAAACTAACTTTACCGGATTTTAATTCTGAATATATTTTTATTTGTGCCATTTTTGTTTTTGTTTTTAAAATTGAATAAATAAAGCCATTTCTTTCATAGAAACAGTTCCTGCTACATCAGATTTAATCTGAAATTTTACTTTACCTGCATCTCCTGCTGCATTGGTATCAATTGTATCACCTACAAAAAATTGTACGTTAACAATATGAGGATAATCTTCATTTGCTCCAGCGTCCATTGTAAGACCAGATGCATTAATTTGAAAATCATCCGAAGGTACTGCTGCAGAATGTCTGTCAAAGTATAGCCTTGCATCAAGTCTGCCTTCATCCTCGTCAGGAGTAAAGTCCAAAGAGGTTCTAAGGCTACAAGAAGAAGACTCTTGAAGTCCTTCTAATAAAAAAACTATTGGATCTCCAACTGATCCATCACCAGAGTGACCTATTGCTTGAGCAGTTTTCATTGGAGATACTCTTTCGTCAGCAACACCACTTGGATGTACTGTCATCACTACATCTTGCCATACATCTACTTGCTCCGCAGTTATAGTAGCTTCTGTTCCTATTCCTCCAAAATAAAATGCAGACAATAGTCCGTAATAACCTTGAGTGTTTTGTCTTGCAAAGTCAAGAACTTCTTGAAGCTCTTGTTTAGTGGCATCGTCTATACCGCTAATCTCCACAGGAACATTGTCTGTACCAGCCGCAAAAGTTTGATCTGTATCTGTACAGACATAAATTGCACCAGAAGGCAAGGAGTTAGGCATCTCAGCCCTCTTACCAAAAAATTGATTTTGAGTTTGTTTCATTGTTTATATTGTGTTAGTTATTATTAAAAAAAAAGGCAGTTACGAATACAGTATCTGCCTTTTCACGTTCTTATTTAGAAGATGTAGCTTTGTTAGCTTGCTTTCTTTTTATATCTATCTCTTTGTCCTTTCTTGACATGGAGTCATTATGCTTGATCATGTCTTGTTCTAAAGCTTTGTTCTTTAGTCCTAACTCTTGTTCAAACTTTGCTATGTCATCAGACTCGTCATCTACAGCCTCTAAACCTAAAGCTTTTTGGTCTTGTCCAATTCTAACAGTTTCAGCATTAAGCTCAGCTATATAACGCTTAGTCTCATCTTCTCTGTTAAACTTTTGTAGATCAAGATTAGCAGCTTGCTCTGCTTGTACAGCTTGTTGTTGCATTTGAGCCTGAGCCTGCTTGTTCTGATCATCAGCTTGTTTAGCTTGAGTCTCTTTCATAGTAGATTCATCTTTCTCAATCATTCTCTGAACTTCTCTTAAGCTTGGAGAGTTGTATATCTTCATAGCTGTAGAGAAAGAAAGCATTTGATTTTGAAGTCCCATTTGAACCATACCATCAAGCTTTTGTTGCATTTGATTAATAGCGTCTTCATTTGTTACTTGTATGCCATACTCTTCTTCTGCAAACTCATCACCATCAATTTCCATTAGCTGACGAGTCATATCATCTGCTATATAGTTAAATTTCATAGTGTTTCCTTTTAAAGCTATCTTAGCAGTCTCTATAAGGATCTGAAAACATCTTTTTTTACAGTAGTCATGTAATGTAAATAATTCTTCAGTAATGTGGTTAGACTGGCTAACAGCTCTTTCTATACCTCCTACAGTTTCTCTGTTTTCAGTCTGACCTAGTCTCTGTCTTGATACACCAGTAACCTCATCCATCTGAGCTTTTGCAAAGTCCATCATTTGTATATGGGTTTGGATAAAATCACCAACTCTTTGCTCAAGTATTTTACCAGTTGTATTACCTACTGATCCAGCTAACTTACCTTTAGCCATTCCTTTCTGACCTTCTTTAAAACTATCTACAACAGATATGCCAGACTTACGTGCAAAATATAACCATTTAGTAATTGACCAGTCTTTAGGTATCTTAGCTATATCAAGTTCTACAATAGAACCTAAATACTTACTTAATGCTTCATTTACTCTATACCATGATATGTCATAAAGATACTGAAAAGGTTTTGCTCTATCTACTAATGATACAGCTCTACCGTCATTTGTATTATATACCTGGCCAACTATACCGCAAGAGTTAAAGCTTGGCTGGTTAAATTTATTGTATTGTATTTCTCTAGGCTTAATCTGTACATATATCTCTTGACCTATCTTAGCTCCTTTCCACCATTGAGTTACCCAGAATTTCTCATAAGTCTCTCCCATGTCTTTGTCTAATATGTATTCTTCTGATCTGTACTTAACTTGTTGCTTACCCAGATCATCAAAGTATTTTACTTTGTATATACATTTTTTAGACTTCCAGAACATTCTTAATACTCTAATGTTTCCATCAGCATCAGTATACTGCCCTTTTCCTTTTCCACCATTCCAATATACACCACTAGATTCTAAGAATGCATTTATCTCACCTTTACCAAGAATTTTCATTCCTTGTAGATCATCTATCTGAGTGTTTTCTCCGTCAAGATCAGCATTACCTTTAGTACCTGAAGTACCTTCTAATAGATCAACTTCTTTACCACTAAGGTCTTCATAGTAATGATCTAATATTTTTCCTGGACTCCAGTAATCATCTATAACAATTACATCAGCATCTTCTATTTTATTAGAGCTACCTGATCTTAAAGTAAATACCTTGTGTGGGTTAAGTTTTTCAAATGTAACTTCTGAATTAACTATATCAAACATATACATTTCTTCAGCTCCTAATAAAGCATCTTTAAATCCTGCTTGAAATTTAACTTTCATATCTAGAGCACCTATGTAGTGTCTTAGTAATAAGTTAGCTCTTTTCTCTCTTATGTCCTGGTAATCCATGTTAACGTAACCAGCATAGTCAGCTAATTCTTTTTGAGCTTCTTCATCAGACATTTCTTCATCTAATAAGATCTCTTGTAGTTTAGCGTCAAGTAAAGCTTTCTTGTCTTGCTTTATTTTAGACAAAGTGTCTGGATTGGTAATAGAAACAGACCAGTCAAACTTACGTCTTTTTTCTTCCCCTACCAATACATTTACTCTAGGAGTAATTATTGGGTAATGCTGAATAGCATTAGGGATTAAATGTTGCTCCATTTCACCTGGATTAAGAATCATCTTTAGATCCCTCATATCCAATACTCCGTCATAAAGATTTTGATTTATAACTTTATCTCTTAATTTTTTCCTTACAGACTCGCTACCTAAGAAGCTATTCTTGTCAGCCCAATCTAAGTGCTCTTTACGCCAGGCTTGACCTTTCTTCTTAAAAGAAAGCTTCTGTCTAGGAAATGTTTTGTTTGATGACATACTATTGTTTTTTGTAAAATTAATTAATTATTATTATATATTTGTTTTTTTATTATAGCTATTATATGTTCCAGGCATTGTTATTAGAAGCTCCTCCTATTGCCTTCATCCAATTTTGATCTATAAAATCATCTCCCATAAGATCATTAGCTGGACTATTTTGCTCCTCATCATACTTGTCTATATATTTTGCCCTATCCTCTCTTAAAATCATTACCATGTCCATTGCTGACACCCTATCCGTATTTATGTCTGGGTTCCAAGCTATACATTCTTTTATATATCCAATACTTCTTATTCTTCTAAGGTTTTGCGTTGAGGTTGCTATCTCTTCACCAGTTGCATCATCAAACACTTCTAGTTCGTAATTAGACATCATCCACTGACGCTGTAAAGTCTTACCAAGCTTAATAACTTCTTTGGTTGTTCTAGTACCTTTAGATCTGTTACCATATAAAGCAGTCTTAACTATCTCCATGTCTCTTAGTATCTCAGGGCTATCAGCCAGTAGATACAGTGCGTTATGATTGGAGAAGTAAGAAAATAAACCTTTAAGGTTATTCTCATAGTTTGCTTCTGCATTGTAATAAGATGTTAGCCTAAGACATGTCTCATAAAACTCATCAGCCATTACAGGTCTACCTGTATACTCAGCTACTATCTTATCTGTCCACAAATCAAATACAAATATACTGGCAAGAGATCCTCCTACAGTATAATCATTATCAATAGGGTCAATACCAGCTATATATCTTCCAGCAAACACATTGCCATCTCTATCTTTCTGAGGCATCTCGAATAACTCAATAGCTCCATCAGAATTGTTCCCACCTTTTACAGTGTAAGGAAATGTTCTAATTGGAGTCAAGGATAAATCATTATTCCATTTTAATAATCCTTTGTCTCCGTAGGTTAAGTTTCCAACATAGTGACTATCAGTAAACTCTGTTATCTGAGGCATTATATCTTCTAAGTAATCTCTTAGATCTGCTACTGGGAATGCTGTACCTTCTGTACGCATAATAGCTTCTTGAGGAGTTATTGGTTCCTCTGCTTTCTTTTGTACTATTGCATTAACATCACTTGATCCATACTTAACTTTAGATCTCTCTTTGTTAATCTGTATCATAGCCCCCACTACATCACTGTTTCCATTCTTATCAAACTTACCTTTATAATTAAGGTATGTTCCAAAGAAAAAGGCACATTGCCCTTTACCATTAGTATTCTTATCGAATACATTAGGAATAGAATGTATATTGTGACCAGATGAGTTATAAAATATCTCTTCTAGTCCTTCGAATGCTGCACCTTTAACACCACCTGTTCCACCTGCCATCATAAATCCAAATGCAAATCCAGACTCTTCTACTGATGGCCTAGCAATTCCCCAGGCTGTTAAGAAGTCATCAAATTTACCTGCTTCCTCCCATAGTACTAAAGCACCCCTTTTACCACGGGCCTTTTGAGCATCATTCTTTAATGTAACTCCAAGAACCTCATTAAGTATCCCTACTTCAATCCCTTTCTGTGTATCTTTCCGTCCCATTCTCCAATGCATATCATTAAGAGAATCTTTTAGAGTTCTTACTCTAGGAAAAGGTGTGTGTGTAGCACAGAAGTCTATAACTGAAATAAACTTATTTAATATACCATCCTTGGTT